TGTGGCGTACCTCCTGTTTTAACACGCATCTTTGCCCGCCACGCTACGAACTCGCCGTACAGCTTCACTATCGGAGATACCAACACGACACACAACGCATACATCATCAACGTTCGCCTACGTCCCGGCAGCAATTCCAATATCCATCTGTTCCACTTCATAATCAATCAATAGAGTATACTATATCCCCCTCATTTTTCTCATACACAAACGCCCCGCTATCGGCGTCAATTCGTCTCCGGTTCTCTTTAATACCTTTCCACGTTGTACCCTCCAATTCTACGTCTTTTACTCCTTCCGCTTTCTGAATCATGTCCACCAGCTTAGACGCATAAAATATTCCACCATATTCCAGCTCATTCAA